CATCGAAGATAATGACGACATCGGCGCAACCCAGCGCAAAGCATACTATTAAGGCTACTCATGGCAACAAACATCGACAAAGCACTTTATCAGCAGCCACAGGGTATTGACTCCCTCGCTGAAGCCGAGGCCCCGCTGGAGATTGAGATCGTCGATCCTGAAGAAGTGAATATCAGCATGGGTGACTTGGATATCAGCATCCAGCCTGCCGAAGACGACGAGTTCAACTTGAACTTGGCCGAGGACATAACTGGTGCCGCGCTTGAGTCGATGGCTAGTGATCTGGCTGACGATATTTCCAACGACAAGGCATCCCGCAAAGAGTGGGAAAAGACCTACGTTGACGGCCTGAAACTGCTGGGACTGCAGTATGAAGAGCGCACTGAGCCTTGGAACGGTGCCTCGGGTGTATTTCACCCTATGATTACAGAAGCTGTGGTCAGGTTCCAGTCTGAGACTATTACCGAGACGTTCCCGGCAGCAGGCCCGGTTCGCACCAAGATCATCGGCAAAGAGACTCCGCAGAAGCTCGAAGCGTCCAAGCGGGTTGCCGCGGACATGAACTACCAGCTGACCGACGTGATGAAGGAGTTCCGCCCGGAGCATGAACGTATGCTGTGGAGCTTGCCAGCCGCGGGTTCAGCGTTCAAGAAGGTGTACTTCGACCCGAACATGGGCCGTCAAGTGTCGATGTTTTTGCCTGCTGAAGACATCATCCTGCCGTACGGCACGACGGATATGGACACCTGCTACCGCCTCACCCATGTGATGCGCAAGACAAAGAACGAGATCATCAAGCTGCAGCGGGCCGGGTTCTACTTGGATATTGAGCTTCCAGACCCAACACGCGAGCAGACAGACATCGAGAAGGCCAAGGACAAAGAAACAGGCTTCAGCGACCTGAACGACGAGCGCTATGTGCTGATGGAGTGCCACGTTGACTTAGACCTCCCGGGCTACGAAGACTTGGACGACGATGGTGAAATGACGGGTATTGCACTACCATATGTCGTAACGCTAATCAAAGGAACTAACGATGTCCTCTCCATCCGACGCAACTGGAACCAAGGCGACGACTTACGACTCAAGCGCCAGCACTTCGTACACTACCAGTACATCCCCGGCTTCGGTGCTTATGGGTTCGGGCTATTCCACCTCATCGGTGGATTCGCAAAGTCCGCCACCTCCATCATGCGTCAACTCGTTGATGCCGGTACTCTGTCTAACCTCCCCGGCGGTCTTAAGTCACGGGGACTTCGGATTAAGGGTGATGACACACCGATTGCTCCCGGCGAGTTCCGGGACGTAGATGTTAGCTCGGGTACGCTGCGCGACAGCATCCTGCCCCTGCCATACAAAGAGCCATCACAGGTTCTGTTCCAACTGCTAGGCACGATCGTAGAAGAAGGTCGCCGCTTCGCCGCTACTGCAGATATGAAGGTTGCCGACATGTCGGCCAATGCCCCGGTCGGCACTACTCTGGCTTTGCTGGAACGCCAACTCAAGGTTATGTCCGCTGTCCAAGCGCGACTGCACTACAGCTTCAAGCAAGAGCTTCACCTACTGGCTGGCCTGATCCGGGACTACACAGACGAAGCCTACGACTACGAGCCAGACAACGGCACACGCCGCGCCAAGGCAGAAGATTACGCACACGTGGATATCATCCCCGTGTCAGACCCTAACGCAGCTACGATGAGCCAGCGCGTCGTCCAGTACCAAGCCGTTATCCAGATGGCGCAGATGGCTCCGACGATTTATGACCAGCCGTACCTGCACCGTCAGATGCTTGAAGTCTTGGGTATTCCGAACGCTGAGAAGCTCGTCAAGCTGGATGACGAAGAGAAACCGCGTGATCCCGTCAGCGAGAACATGTCGATCCTCAATGGCAAGCCGGTCAAGGCGTTCATTTATCAGGATCACGAAGCACATATAACTGTGCACACGTCGGCTATGCAGGACCCCAAGATTGCTAAGCTCATGGGCCAGAACCCGCAGGCGCAGTCAATCATGGCCGCAGGCGCTGCGCATGTCCAAGAGCATCTGGCGTTTGCGTACCGTAAGCAGCTTGAAGAACAGGCTGGCGTTCCGTACCCGGCACCCGACGCTGAGATGAGCGAAGAGACAGAAACTCAGGTCTCTCGTCTTGCCGCTGCCGCAGCCCAGCAGCTGCTCCAGAAGAACCAAGCCGAAGCTGCACAACAGCAGGCCCAGCAGACGCAGCAGGACCCCATCGTCCAGATGCAGCAGAAGGAAATTGAGATCAAGCAGCAGGAAGTCCAGATCAAGCAGCAAGAGCTCCAGATCAAACAGCAGGAAGCTCAGGCTAGGCAGCAGCTCGCCCAACAGGACAGCCAGCTCAAGCAGCAGAAGGCTACGGACGATGCCACTACTAAGGCGGGCCAGCTAGACATTGACCGTCAACGCATCGCTACTCAGGAGCGTATTGCTAACCTACAGCTTGACGCAAAAACCCTTGCGGCCAAGGAGGCCATAGACGCCCAGCACCACTTAGAAGGTGCACGTCTTGGCGTTGATATCGCTAAGAACCGTGCCGAACACGCACGCAAACAAACTGAAGTACAGACAAAAGGTACACAGAAGGAGCCTAAATGAGTGACGATATACTGAAATTTCTTTCAGACAAAATACAGGAAGAGCGCCTACGCCTGTCCGAAGATATGTCCATGGGTAAAGCCAAGGACTTCGGAGACTACAAGTACGCCTGCGGGATCATCCGTGGGCTTCTCCTTGCAAACAACATGATAATCGAAACCGCAGAAAGGTTGAATAAAGCAGATGACTGAACTTCTCGTCGGCTCAAACCCCGATAACCTAGAAGACACTACCGTACTACCCGATACCCCCGAACTTAAGGCCAAGCAGCTACCGGACCCGTCTGGGTATCGTATGCTATGCGCTATCCCCGAAGTGGATGCCAAGTTCGATAGCGGCCTTCTGAAGGCTGATATCACCGTCCGTTACGAAGAGCTCCTTACTACTGTTCTTTTCGTGCTAAAAATGGGCCCTGACTGTTACAAAGATGCAACACGTTTCCCCAGCGGCCCTTGGTGCAAGCAGGGGGACTTTATCCTTGTGCGCCCCCATTCCGGTACCCGACTGAAGATTCACGGGCGTGAGTTCAGGATCATTAACGACGATTCCGTGGAGGGTATCGTCGAAGACCCTCGCGGTATTTCCAGAGCCTAGGAGGCACAAATGGTTGATAATACTAAGGAAAAAGACCCAAAGGACGACTTTGAGTTTGAAATAGAGAAGCCCGAAATTGAGATTGAGGACGACACTCCGGTAGAAGACCGGGGTAAGACCCCGATGCCCAAGGCTCTAGTTGATGAGCTAGAGGCCGACGAGCTGGAGGAATACTCCGACAAGGTCAAGACCCGTCTGAAGCAGATGAAGAAGGTCTGGCACGACGAGCGCCGGGAAAAGGAGATCGCCCTACGGGAACATCAGGAGGCTATTAACCTCGCTACTAGGGTTATGGACGAGAATAAACGGCTGAAAAGCACCCTGTCTCAGGGGGAACAGACGCTCGTTAGTACCTATAAGAACGCTGCCGAGCTGGAAATGGCCGCAGCCAAGAAGTCTTATAAGGAAGCCTATGAGTCCGGGGACTCGGACAAGGTTGTCGAAGCTCAGGAGAAGATGACCAATGCTGGTTATCGGCTGGAGCAGATCAGGGGTTATAGACCTACTTTACAAGAACCAGAGCCTGAGATACAAAATACTCAGGACGTGGCTCAAATACCCCGTCCAGACTCCAAGACGATGGCGTGGCAAGAGCGCAATGCGTGGTGGGGTACGGACGTGGAGATGACATCCCTAGCACTAGGGCTGCATCAGAAGCTAGAAAGAGATAACGGCAAACAGTTTGTCGGCTCTGACGATTATTGGCAGCGTGTTGACGAAACAATGCGTCGCCGTTTCCCGGAGTATTTCGGGGAAGAAAAACCGACGAACGGGGGCGGCAAGCCCGTTTCGCGCAACGAATCACGGGTTGCCACAGTAGTTGCTCCAGCATCTCGCAGCACGTCCTCCAAAAAGATCGTGCTGAAACAGTCGCAAGTAAACATTGCGAGAAAACTTGGTTTAACCCCTGAGCAGTACGCTCGGGAAATGCAGAAGTTGGAGAACTAAAATGGCCGAGACCAGACTTGCACGCGAACTTGAAAGCCGTACCCAGACCGAGCGTCCCAAGACGTGGCAACCGGCTTCGGCCCTGCCCGAACCGGATAAAGAGCCCGGATATGCGTACCGGTGGATTCGTGTTTCGAACCTGAATGTAGCCGACCCGAGCAATGTATCTGCAAAGATGCGCGAAGGTTGGGAACCAGTAAAGGCCGAAGAACAGCCCAAGTTCCAAATGATGGTGGACCCCAATAGTCGTTTTAAGAACAACATTGAGGTTGGTGGATTGTTGCTCTGCAAGATTCCCGAGGAGTTCATGGCTCAACGCGGCGAGTACTTCGCTAAGAAGAACCGGGACCAAATCGACTCTGTAGACAACAATTTTATGCGCGAGAACAATCCGAAGATGCCCCTTTTTAGCGAAAGGAAGTCTTCGTCCTCGTTTGGCAAAGGCAAATAACTAGGAGAAAATAATGGCATACCCTTCCGTTACGGCCCCTTATGGGCTTCTTCCGATCAATTTGATCGGCGGGCAGGTCTTTGCTGGTGCTACTCGCCAGATTCCGATTGCTTCCAACTCCGCGACGGCCATCTTTTATGGTGACGTTGTGAAGCTGGCAAGCACCGGTCTTCTGGTTCAGGACACTGGCACAGACGCTGCTACTCCCGTTGGCGTTCTTCTCGGCTGCTCCTACACGGACGCAACCTATGGAAAGACGTTCCGTCAGTACTATCCCGGCGCTGTCAACGCTTCGGACATCGTTGCCTTCGTGGCGGATGACCCGGACCAGTTGTTCAAGGCCGCTGTAGTGTCTGGTACCACTGTGGTCACTTACGTTAATCGTACCAGCGTTGGTAACAACGCCCTGCTGGTCCAGAACGTAGGCTCCACGATCACTGGTAACTCTGCGGTAGCTCTTCTGGCTACTACGGCTACTACCAACACGTACCCCCTTCGTATCATCGACGTGATCCCGGACACCGCTGTTGCGGGTAACCCCGGTTCTTACACCGAAGTGATTGTGAAGTGGAACGCCCCCACGACTGGGGCTACTGGCGGACACCAGTATTCCCAAGCTACCGGCGTTTAAGGAGAACATGACAAATGGCTATTTCACGCGCACAACTTCTTAAGGAACTCCTTCCCGGCCTTAACGCCTTGTTTGGTCTGGAATATGCTCGTTACGGCGAAGAGCATAAGGAAATCTTTGACACCGAGACTTCGGAACGTTCGTTCGAAGAAGAAACCAAGCTGTCCGGTTTTTCGGCTGCTCCGGTTAAGAACGAAGGTTCTGCCATTGCGTATGACAATGCGCAGGAAGTCTTCACTGCCCGCTACAACCACGAGACGATTGCTCTGGGTTTCTCGCTGACGGAAGAAGCGATTGAGGACAACCTCTACGATTCTCTGTCTTCGCGTTACACCAAGGCTTTGGCCCGTGCCATGGCGTATACCAAGCAGACCAAGGCTGCGGCAATCCTGAACAACGGCTTCAGCGCCTCCTATCCGGGTGGTGATGGTGTTGCTCTGTTCAGTGCTTCGCATCCGCTGGTTTCCGGTGGTACTAACTCCAACATTCCGACTACACCTGCCGACCTGAATGAAACCAGCCTCGAAGCTGCCGTAATTCAGATCGCGGCTTGGACGGATGAACGTGGCCTGCTCATCGCAGCTAAGCCCCGTAAGTTGGTTGTCCCGCCGAGCCTGATGTTCGTTTCGACCCGTTTGCTGGAGACTGAACTCCGCACCGGCACTGCCGATAACGACATCAACGCTCTGAAGAGCAACGGTTCGATCCCGGAGGGTTACACTGTTAACCACTTCCTGACCGACACCGATGCTTGGTTCCTGACCACGGATGTCCCGAATGGTCTGAAGCACTTCGTCCGTTCGCCCATGGCGAACAGCATGGACGGCGACTTCGACACCGGTAACGTTCGTTACAAGGCCCGTGAGCGTTATTCGTTCGGCTGGTCTGACCCGCTGGGCATGTACGGCTCGGCTGGTGCCTAACTAAGATTAGGGGGAAGGGGATAAAACCCCTTCCCTTTTTTCTAATAGGCTGTATGTTTTAGATATCTAGGGTCCCTTACCCGCACCGACTGTCCTAGCAGACGTTGTAGAGACGGTGTGGGGATGTGCTACAACACGGAGAATTTCCATGGCTATTACGACTTTCCAAGGTCCCGTCCGTTCGCTGAACGGCTTCTATACGCAGGGCCCCGGCAGCGTCATTAACCTGCCCGACGCCACGAACACCATTACGCTGGATGTCGCCACTTATGCTGGCCGTATTATCCGCACCAACGACGCGACGCTGGTTATCACCCTGCCGTCGCTCAATGCCACGGCTGACCCGGTTTCGTCCGGTCCCGGTAGCGACCCTAACTCCTTGAATAACATGGGTGTTTCCTTCACTTTCTTGGTGGAAACCGCTGCCACAACTTGGAAGATCATCACCGCTGCGTCGCAGTTTCTGGCGGGTTCTATCTCGGTTATTGACGTGGACTCCTCTGGTGCGGTGTTTGGTTACGCTGCTGACAGTGCGGCTACACGCTCGGTTAACTTTAACGGTTCCACTCAGGGCGGCGCGATTGGCTCCTATGTCTCGGTTACGGCACTGAACTCCACGATGTGGGCTGTTAGCGGTGTTTCGATCCTGACGACGGGCACCCCTGCTACGCCGTTTGCCGCTTCGTAACCGGGGGCCAGAATGGGTATGCAAACTGATGTCCTTGCAACTGCGGTACTGACTTCAACGGGAGTTTTTACCAATCAGGTTCCTGCCACCTTGGGCCGCTGCCGTATCAAAGGTGCCTATATTGTCTGCGGCGCGAACGCGGGTAGTGTGGTTATCACGGACGGTAGTGGTGGTCCCACGTTGGTTACTTTCAACTCCCCCACGGTAGCCAACGCTGGCGCTATTAACGTGTATATACCCGACGAAGGTATTCTCGCCCAGACGGGTCCGTACGGCACGATGACAAACACGGCGTCTATCGTACTTTTCTACGGGTGATGTTGTGGCGGCAACCAAGGGTTATGAACTAGCGGGAAGGCGGCTCTTCATCGCCCTGCCAGCCTACGATTTCAAGGTTTCCTTGAAGTTGGCAGTGTCGTTGGCTAGCTTTGCCCAGTCCGCAGGTCAGCACGGTGTCAGTATCCAGATAGGCAGTATTTGCGGTTGCTCGGTAGTTTCCCGGGCCCGTAATTTACTTGCCGCTGATCTTTTAGAATCCGACTGCACGGACCTGCTCTTCGTTGATTCTGACATTAACTTTGAGTCGGACGACGTTTTCCGGCTTATGGCTTGGTCTTCGGACCCCAAAAAGGGCATCGTTGCCGGGGTTCCTCGCACACGAAGCGAAGACAAGGTCTACATTACCGACCTCGATTATGACGAAAACAACCAGCTAACCATGAACGGTATGGGTCTAGTCCGTGCAAAGCGGGTGGCTACTGCCTTTATGATGATACGCCGTGAGGTCTTTGAAGTCCTGTCTTCCAAGCACCCTGAGTGGGAATACGACGACAAGCGGTCTAACCGCCGCCTGAACGCTATGTTCGACTTCAAGGTGACCGACGAGGGCTACATGGGGGAGGACTTCCTCTTCTGTGACCGCGCCCGTGCCGAGGGCTTCGAAGTCTGGATCGACCCCACCATCAAGCTCGGCCATATGGGCGTGCAGGAGTACAAGGGTGAGTTTGGCCGCGACGTGCTCTACCCCATGATAGTCCCAGACCAGAAGGTGTCCAATGGCTAAATCCCCGGCATGGACACGCAAAGAAGGTAAGAACCCCAAGGGCGGTCTAAACGCCAAGGGACGTGCTTCCTACAATGCTGCCAACCCCGGGAAACCCGGGCTCAAGCGCCCGCAGCCTGAAGGCGGTGCCCGCAAGAAGTCATTTTGTGCCCGGATGTCTGGGTTAAAGAAGAAGCTCACTAGCGCCAAGACTGCTAACGACCCTAATAGTCGCGTAAACAAAAGTCTTCGGGCTTGGAACTGCTGACATGGAAATGATGATCTGGAACATTGTTCTTAGTGCTATCGTAGCAGGCATGGGGCTTTTGCTGAAGGGCAAGTTTGACGAGCTGGCTCGTCTTGGTATCCTTATGAATAAGACCCGGGAAGAGATTGCCCGGGACCATATTACTAGAGCGGAGTATAGCCGTGATCTTGACAAACTGGGTGACCGCTTTGACGCGGCTGTTTTACGACTTGAAAACAAAATTGACGGACTCGCTAAAACTGGAACCAAAAATTAAACCACTAAAAAGGAATGAAGTTATGAAGAAACCTGCTAAAGTTGGTCGTGCTAAGGCTGCTGCTCTTGGCAATATGTTGGGTAAAGTTATGGCTGCTCGCGCTGCTGGCGCTGGTGGTGCTGGTCCCTCCCCGATGGGCGCTGTCCCGATGGGCGCTCCCGCTACTCCCCCGATGGGCATGAAGAAGGGTGGCTCTGCGAAGAAGATGAACATGGGCGGAATGTACGCCAAGGGTGGTTCGTTCCGCACTTCCGCTAACGGTATTGCTGCTCGCGGCAAGACCAAGGCCAAGCAGGTCACCATGAAGAATGGCGGCAAGTGCTAGTATGAGACCATCCCGGGGTATGGGCGTTATGTCCCCCTCCAAGATGCCCAAGGCAAAGACGATCACCCGGAAAGACAATCCGGATAAGGTCAAAATGTATGCCAAGGGCGGTGAGTCGAAGGTTAACGAAGCCGGAAACTATACCAAACCGGGTATGCGTAAGTCGTTGTTTGGGTCCATCAAGTCTGGTGGTAAGGGCGGTGCACCGGGTCAGTGGTCGGCCCGCAAAGCCCAGATGCTAGCCTTGCAGTACAAGAGTAAGGGCGGCGGTTATAAGTGAGCGGGCTTGCTAAATCCCAGCAGAGCCTGAAGTCTTGGACCCAGCAGAAGTGGCGGACCAAAAGCGGTAAGCCATCGACGCAAGGAGCCAAGGCGACAGGTGAACGGTATTTGCCGGAAAACGCGATAAAATCTTTGTCTTCTGCGGAATATGCAGCGACGACAAAGGCCAAGCGAACTGGTAAAGCTGCGGGTAAGCAGTTTGTTAAGCAGCCCAAGGCTATCGCAAATAAGACAAAAGGGTTCAGGTAATGGCACTCAAACCAGTCGATACCGGCGGTAATCCCGGACTGTCTAAGCTACCCACGGATGTACGTAACAAAATGGGCTTTATGAAAAAAGGCGGCAAACTCGACATCGCCAAGGCCATCAAGAAGCCCGGTGCTCTCCGTGCCAGCCTTGGTGCCAAGAAGGGCGAGCCTATCGCGGCTGGTAAACTGGCTAAGGCTGCTAAGGCCCCCGGTAAGCTTGGTCAGCGGGCTCGTTTTGCCGAGATGCTTAAGGGCTTCAAAAAGAAGTAAAGGATTAAGGTTATGGGTGCAGGAAATCCTACCGGCGGCGGCTCAGGCCCTACTACGTCTGGGAATAACTCTGCGCCTACTAACCCCTACCAGCCTTCGCAGCAGGCATATCAGCCCCCGCAGCAGCAGTTTAACCCCTACTCGCAGCCCTTCCAGAGCCAGTTTTCGCCCCCGCAGCAGCAGGGTTACGGCGGTGGTTACGGCCAGCAGCAGGGTTACGGCCAGCAGCAGGGTTACGGCC